CCGAGTGGATTGCATCATTCTTGGACAAAGAACCTGAGTCTCGTAAGGAGAAGGCGATCAACCTTGCCAAACAGCATGGCTACAAAATCAAACCTTTGAATATAAATTACTCAGAATCTACTTGGAAGATTGAAGGTGAAGATACTCTTATCGCTCCATTGACTGGTATTAAAGGTTTTGGTGATGCTGCGTTTGAGCAAGTAATGTTACACAGACCTTTCGATACTGTTGACGAGCTTCTGTTTCATGAAGATGTAAAGTATTCTAAGTTGAACAAGAAGGCTCTCGATGTCCTTTGTAGAGCAGGAGCTCTTAATGATTTGATTGATGAACGTTTCACAGGAGATAAACATTTCTGGTCTGCTGCAATTGTTGATCGTCCAAAAAACCGTAAGAAGTTTGATGAAAACATTGAGACTTATCGACCAGAAGGTTCGTTCACAGAAGATGAAAAAATTGGTTTCTTGGCTGATCTAACAGGTATTTTTCCTGTGTCTATGGTTATGTCTGATCATATCATGGCCAAGCTTGATGACAGAGGTGTGCCACCTATTTCCGAGTATGATCCCGACTTGATGTTTTGTTGGGGGATAGTTCGAGAAGTAACAAAGAAGAAATCAAAGAACGGCAAATATTTTTATATTGTCAAACTGATTGACTCTAACTCTGTAGAAACAAAGATTAGATGTTGGGGTGTTGACCCTAACAAAGACTCATTAGCTATCAACAGACCTTACATGTTGAAGCCAAAGCATTCATTAGATTGGGGTTTCTCAACCTATGGTGCGCTTAACAATACTTGGGCAATATTAATTTAAAGGAGGAAATATGCTAAAAAAAGTAATAAAAAAGATAATAAACAGTCCATCTGTAAATGGTGGTAAGAATCATGAAAAGTTCATAGAATCAGAATTGATTATAGGCGGCTTCAAACAAACAAAGCTTCCCAAAAAACAGCTTCGTGAATGTATGGATAATATAAATAAAAAACAAAGCAACTACAAGAATGTTTTTGTATCACAACCTTTTGGTTCACAAGGATATCCTGATTTTATTGTATTTGAAGGGGACGGAACCATCAGGGCAGTTGAAGCAAAGAGTTCAAAAGCTGATAAGATAACTTGGAACTCAGGATACCCTCGAGAAGGTGGGATTTATATTTTTTCATCTGGTAGATACAATAAACAAACTGTCTCGTTAGGCGATGATCTATGGACTACAGAAGAAAGACAGAAACAATTTCTTATAAGAAAAAAGTGTGAAGAACTTTCAAAAGAACTAAACAAAGAATTTTGTATGAAAGAAAATTATAATAGTGACTTCTATATGAGAGCTATGCATAATGATAGTAAAAAGATATATGGAAACGAAGACAGAGAACAAAGAGAGAATAAAGTCTTTGAAACACTTGGAGGTCAATAATGTCCCAACTAACAAAGTTATCTAAACAATTTTATGAGAATACATCTCTAAAAGATAGAAAGAAGAAAGGACAATATTTTACACCTAAGCAAATTAAAGACGAAAGTTTAAAAGATATTGTCTTCAATGATGGTGATAAGATATTAGAAAACTCTTGTGGAACTGGTGAGTTTATACACTCTATTCTAGAGAGAAACCCTAATGTATCTATTGATGCATATGATATAGATAAAGCACTTGTGGATATAGTACAGCAAAACTATCCAACTGTATCTACCAAGTGTGAAGATTGGCTAAAGATAGATGATGGAGTTAAGTATGATAAAATCATTGGTAATCCACCTTATTTTGAACTAAACAAAGAACAAGCAACTTCTAGAGGGTATGAAAGGTTTTTGTCTTATTCTAAAAGTAAGGCTAATATATATTCATTTTTTATCATAAAATCAATTGAGTCTTTAAAACAAGGAGGACAATTGATTTATGTAGTCCCCACTTCTATGAACAATGGTCATTCTTTTTTACCATTGAGACAGTTTATAATAAAGAATTGTAACATAGATAATATAAAAATATATTCCGATGATGATTTTGATAACGCTTTGCAAAACACAATGACTATAAAACTTACAAGGTTGAAAGATGGAGAAAGCAATAATGGCAAGTTTATATTTAAAAAAGATAAGATTACAATCTTTTCTGAGAATGTTTCTTCAATTAAAAAATTGTTTGAAGGAAAACAATCTCTTTTTGAATTAGGTTTTGAAGTAAAAACAGGAACTTACGTTTGGAATCAAAACAAACTATTCATGTCTGATAACAACAATGATACCCTTTTGCTGTGGGCATGTAATATAGAAAACAATTGTTTGGTATTGAGTCCAGAAAAACTAAACAAAAAGCTTGAAGAAAATCCAAAGAAACCAAGGCACGAACAAAAATCACCAGCGTTACAAAAATCTCAATGGGTTAATGGCTGTAAGGATGAAAAAAGAAAACCAATTGTAAATAAATGTATCATTGTTAATAGAGTAACTGGTGTTGGAAATAAAGCTTCGATAAAGGCTGCCTTGGTATCTTTAAACAGAGAATTTTATCTAGAAAATCATATTAATTATATTACAGCGACTGATAACAGTAAAATGTCTCTAGAAGAATTACATGAGAAACTTATATCAAAAGAAACATCTGAGATATTACGACATATATCAGGAAATACACAATTATCAAAAAAAGAATTATTAAATTTAATTCCAATTAAACTTGACAAATAAAACAAAACATGTTATAATACATATACATTAAACACAAAGGAGGATTATATGTGGAACGATGTAAAAGATAAAATAGTAATGGTTGCCGAATGGGATGACTCTGAGGTTGACAAGGATGAAGCTGGTCACATGATTGACTTTATCAAATCTATTAAAGAGTTAAACGATGCGATGCAACCTTTTAAAGATCAACTAAAAGATCTTAAACAAAACTACAAGGAGCAAGAATGGCTTGATGCTAAACAACAAAAGATGGCGATGAAGATTTATCGTATGATAGATGATGAAGTAGATTTGTCTGAATTTGTTGACCTTTATCAAGCAGTCAATAAGATTGTTAAAAAGGAGCAATAATGAAAAAAGGTTCCTTAATAAAAATCAAAAGAGCCAGTACAGTTCGTCTAGGAGAGCACAACCTAAACAACAAGCTTGCTATTGTACTAAAATCTAGAATGATAAAACAGACCAAGTGGCACTTAATTGTATTGTGCCACAATAATAATGAAGAAGCTGTATTTAATTTAAAAGCGGAGGTGATTAATGAAAGTAAAAGTAATGAAACTTGATGCGGGAGCAAAAATTCCAAAGTATGCTAAACATGGCGATGCTGGTATGGATCTGTACGCTGTATCTGAATCGTTTGATGATCATGGTAACTATGTTTATGGAACAGGCTTAGCCATGGAGATACCTGAGGGACATGTAGGATTAATTTTTCCACGTTCCTCTATTTCCAAGACGGCACATTCTCTTCGTAATGCTGTCGGAGTTATTGATTCTGGTTATCGTGGAGAGATTATGATGAAGTATGATATTAATACACTAAACTCACCAGTTTACAAAGTTGGTGACAGAATAGCACAAATCATAATTTTGCCTTATCCTCAAATAGAGTTTGAAGAAGCCTGGGAGCTTTCAAAAACCCAAAGAGGTAAAGGTGGATTTGGCTCATCAGGTACTAATTAATATATGTCTGAACATAAAAAGAAGAAAATTCAATTTACTGATACCGACATAAGACATGCGCAACTTAAAATTAGGCTTGA